GCCCGTATACTGCCCGTATTCACCTTTTGAGTGAAGGGGGCGGTAAGACGAGGGCCATCTGCATTCCAGATATCTGGACACAGATGACTCTTAAGCCTATTCATGAATACCTTATGAATACGCTGAAGCGAATGCCCAATGATGGGACCTTTTCACATTCCGCGTTAGCGAAACGTGTCAAGGCCTTTACAAAACATCACAGTCTATTTTGTTTCGACCTTACGGCCGCAACGGATAGAATGCCGTTAGAGCTTCAAAAGAGGGTTCTTAATCCTCTATTGAAGGATCTAACAGTTGGTTGGTCTAGACTTATATCGGAGAGAGATTTCCGATACAAGGACAAAATGATTCGTTATGGTACTAGACAGCCCATGGGGATGTTATCCTCATGGCCTGCCATGACCCTAACACATCATGTTATCATCAATTATGCAAAGAAGAATAAATCCTTCTATGCAGTAATTGGTGATGACATGGTGCTACATCAGCAAGGAGCCGCTTCAGAGTATAGGAGATTATTGAGTGAATTCGGTATGGAATATAGTGACGAAAAGTCACTATTTCCGACAGAAAACTCAAAAGTCGCTGAAATTGCAAAACGTTACTTCCGTAACGGCATTGAAATTTCACCTATTCCTCCGAAGGTACTTCTTGAGTCTACAATGAACCTTGAAGGCTTCATTGAATTCTCAGAAGTACTAGTTTCCCGGACTGACAATCTCCAGGATCCTGGAATTGACTGGTCCGAATCTGTAAACCTTATTTGGAAATCAAATAAGGATTACAGTTCAGAGACAGCCCGTGCAACATTAAGTTGTCCCATAAGAAATTACTTTCCATTTCTGGATGCAATTTCGCCTGTAACACTGCTCCTTACGGAGTTAGGAAACGGGTGGGACGAGTCGAAGTCGGCCCTAATCAGGCCGCTCTTAGACAAATTCCTTTATCAGGAATCTCTTAGTGTGCTTAACAGGAATGACTTAGTCATTGCGGTATCTTTCGAATCGCAAGGAATGAGACCTCCTGTTAAGTCCCCAGGGCCTATCGAACTCAGACCTACTCCACTAGTTAAAGAGTATCTGCAAATGAAAAGGCAGATGCTCGATAAGTTTGTGAAGTCATGGGTAGGAAATCAGCTTACTGGTTCATTGGACTCTTCGAGTCCAACTCGAACAAAGGCAACTCCGAAAGACATGTCAATCGAAGTGCCTCAGCTTGTTGAAATCCTACAGTCTGAGCCTGATCCGAATTCGGCAAAAGACTTTATGTCGAAGCG